AGGGGTCAAGCGTTTCGTTGGTATCAGTCAAGCCGCAAACAAAGTGGCCGGTAAAAATACTCGTGTCAAAGCCACCAACGAAGAGCTTGATATAGCTGTTCGTAGTTTTTACGCAAAACATTATGCGAAAAATTATAATAGATTTCTTCGCAAGAATCCGCCCGGTCAAACAATTAAAAAGGCCCAACATTCTGCTTATGTCCATGTCGGAAACAAATATGGTTCTGAAGTTGAGAAGCAATTAAAACAGTTTCATGCAGGTAACGAATTGAAAGAAGCTGTCATCAATGAGATTTCTCATAAGCTAAAGAAATCTTATTTTGATAAAGCCCAGAAAAGTAACACGGCGGTAGGATATGGTTTTCCGTTAAAGAAATACGGTGATAATCCAGAATACAAAAAGGCCGATAAACGTTCAAGAATTATGGATAAAGTGCGAACCAGTATTAAAGACAACACCCCCCTAGAACACGAACCGAAGGTTCATGATCTGCGCGACATGTCGCACGGTGAAGTCTACGATCACACCCAGACACATGACAGCGTCAGAGACGGAGATGTTTTGCACGTCAAGGGTGGTGCAGCCGTCATGATGCAGGCATGGCCGGTCATGATTCATGGTGAGACTGATGGCAAAAGCTTACACAATTTGAAATCAGGACATTCGTTGCCGCCTAGATATGCTGACAGTGTAAAAAAGGCCAATGCTTTAAAAGAAGAAATTGTCAATGAAATATCAATTGAGAAGACTAAGGATTATTACAGTGCGGCGTCGAAAGACTTTATAAAAATGGGGCATGCTGTGAATAAACAGAGTCCCTATTCTCTTGTTCATCGTGTTACCAAGGATTTTTCCAGAAAATATAAAAATCGTATGAAGGGGATTGAGAAGACCCACGATGTCATAATGAAGGCTCACGCCGACAAAAAGAAAAATCAAATCACCGAAATGTCGGATGGAAAGATTCGTCAGTATATCGGCAAGGCGCTTGGCGACACAAAAAGAAAACGTACTAAAAGCATAAACCTCGCAGCCGACAAGATCGAGAAGAAGGCTAAGGTCCCGGCTACGCTTGAAGAGGCTCGCAACAAGCCAATCCCTGATCATCCCTATCATCTCAAAAGCGATGCTGAACTGAGATATATTCAAAAAGATGCACATGAAGCAGCCAAGAATATGAAGGGGCATGATGACAAAGCCGAAGGAAAATATCTGGATCAAGTGAATGATGCATCGACTGTTTTATATTATCGCAAGAAACATAACAAGGGTAAGGATGAACCCAAGAAGCTCGATGAGGCTCTGAGACTGATTAAGACCTATGAGAATGATGGTCATGTCGCCAAAGTTTATAAGGACAATGAGTGGAACGAGCACCGGGTAAAATATTATCCGAAGGGCGGCAAGCACAAAGAATCTCAAGATTACCATACCGATGATGCGGAAGACGCACATTCCACCGCACAACATGAACTGCAACGGCTATCAGGAAAAAAAAAAATAGATGAAGGCAAGGTGATCGGTGTTCATGGCAGTGAGGAAGGGAATAAATACGAACTGATAGATAATGGCAGTTGGCACTCGATCCGCAAGACTCATCAGAACGGGAAGAGTGTGCAGAACGAATGGGGTGGTTATCCCCCCCTGCATGTTGGAACACCAAAGTATATTTCAAAGAAATGGCAGGCACTGAAAACCAGTAAATCATATGCGGTTAAACCATTTGAAAAAAAGGATGATCTGACCGAGGCGCGAATTAAAATTATCAAAGCGCGAATTCGTGGCGGTAAAGTTCAGCGGCGTAAAAAAGTTTCCACCCAACCGGGTTGGACCCTGCGCGGCGGAAAACTAAAGCGAATGTCAGCGTCGGAGCGGCGCAGACGCAAGCTAGGACAACGGCGCGGTAAAATTAAGCGTCGAGCAAAATTGAGTAGGACCCTCGTTAAAAGAAAGAGGTCCTTAGTCAAAAGGCAAAGGTTGCACCTGAAATGAAACTAATTAAAGAGGAAATTCTCGACGTTCAGTTTCTGGTCGAAGAAAACAACGGCACGAAGAACCATTACATTCACGGTATCTTCATGCAGGCAGAACAGAAAAATCGCAATGGTCGAGTTTATCCTTCGCGTATCCTGATGAAGGAAGCGGCGCGTTATAATCGCGATTACATTCAAAAGAACCGGGCATTCGGGGAACTGGGTCACCCATCGTCCCCGTCGATCAACCTGGATCGTGTTTCGCATATGATCACCAGCCTGACGCCAGATGGAAATAATTTTATCGGCAAAGCCAAAATTCTCGACACCCCCAACGGCAAGATCGTTAAGAGCCTGTTGGACGGCGGCGCATCGCTTGGTGTTTCGACCCGTGGTGTCGGTTCGTTGAAGCCACATAATGGTTATCAACTGGTCCAAGACGATTTCCATCTCGCCACAGCCGCCGACATTGTCGCAGACCCATCTGCACCGGATGCATTCGTACACGGCATCATGGAAAATTACGAATTTTATTACGACAATGCCACCAGCGAGTGGCACCGAGTAATGCTGGAAAACGCTCATAACAAGATGCGTACAGCTAACAAGGCAGACGTAGAACGAATTGCCCTGACCGTTTTTGAGAACCTAATTAAGAAGTTTTAATACTCCCCGCCCATCCCGCAGAGGGATGGCAACAGTTGACGACCAGACGGCAGACGTTTGGTCCAACCAAATTAATAATTATGAGGATCGTATAGCGGTCCTATGAATTTTTGAAAAATCTCAAAACTTAGAGTTTCATAAATAATAATAGAAAAAGGGAGTATGCTAAATGTCTAAGAGGTCACTCACTGAAACGGCCAAGGCGGTTCTTCTTAACGAGGACCCCACCCCGAATTCAGCAACCCTGAAGCCGGGTGCAACGGCAATGGACCCGCCGAAGAAAATTGACGGTGAAGTCCAAGACTTGGGTCCCGCGCTGGTTACGCCAGACGGTGAATCCGGTCCCGCAAAAGCCGCCCAAGGTCTCGGCAAAGACAAGAGCAAATCAGCCAAGAGTTCGGTGCCTGCTGAAAAAATCCACGAGGAAGACGAAGATAATTTGGAAATTTCCGAAGAGCTTGAGGCTTTCATCAAGGAGAAGATCGAAGCCGGTCTCTCGGAAGAGGAAATCGCCAAAGCTATCGAAGAGAATTTCGAAATCGTTTCGGAAGAGGCTGAACATCCCAAGGAAGATGCACCGGTCTCGGAAGAGACCGCTGAGGAAGACGGCGAGACCAAGGACGAGGAAGAGATTGCCGAAGATGCTGAGCCTGAACAAATCCCCATCGATGTCACCGAAGATGTCGCGGCCCTGCTTTCAGGTGAAGACCTTTCCGAGGAATTCAAGGAAAAGGCCAAGACCATTTTCGAGGCCGCAGTACAGTCCCGCGTTGGTATCGAAGTCAAGAAACTTGAGGAAGCTTTTGTCGATACCCTGAACGAGCAAGTCGAATCAATCCAAACAAAGCTGGCCGAGGAGATCGATGATTATATCGGTTATGTGGTCGAGCAATGGATTAATGATAACCAAGTAGCAATCGAGTCGGGTCTTCGCAGCGAGCTTACCGAAGATTTCATCAATGGTATGCGCAATCTGTTTGCCGAGAATTTTATCGACGTTCCCGAAGAGAAGATCGATGTGGTTGAGGAACTCGCCACCAAACTGGAAACCGTCGAAGGCAAGCTCAACGAAGAGATCGAAAAGAATGTCGGTCTTACCAAGACCTTGCATGAGTCCAAGCAGCACGAGATTCTAGCTTCTGCTTCCGAAGGTCTCACTGACACTCAGGTCGAAAAGTTGAAGTCACTCGCTGAAGGCGTGGGCTTCATTACCGAAGACGATTATTCCAAAAAAATCGAGACGCTAAAGGAGAGCTATTTCTCCAAGGCCGTCAAGAAAGATCAAGTGATCGACAAGGTCGAACCCGGTGATGGCAAAGGCATCATCACCGAAAACCTTGAAGGTTCAATGAAGCGTTACGTCCAGACGTTGGGGCGTAAACTTCCGAATTAATAAATACTAATAACAACGACCAACAACAATAAGAAGAAGGAAAAATTACATGTATTTAACTGAAGCGTTGGAAACCAAGTGGTCGCCTGTCCTCGATTTTGACGGACTTGCCCCCATTAAAGACCCGTATCGACGGGCGGTAACTGCACTGGTTCTTGAGAACCAAGAACGTGCAACTGCCGAAGAGAGGCGTCAACTTCACGAAGTCGCGCCCTCTAACCATACAGGTTCAGAGATCGACAACTACGATCCGATTCTTATTTCGTTGGTTCGTCGCGCACTTCCCAACCTGATGGCCTATGACGTTTGCGGCGTTCAGCCGATGACCGGTCCTACCGGTTTGATCTTCGCGATGAAGTCTCGCTACAAGAGCCAAGTCGATACCGAGGCTCTGTTCTTCGAAGCCAACACCGCATTCGCTTCCCAGAACGCTGCCGGTACTTTTGGTGCCAGCGTTGTTTCTGGTAACACCTCTCTCACCAACCCAGTGCTCAATCTGGCCGACTCAACCACATACGGTGTGGCTAGCGGCATGAGCACGGCACAGGCCGAAGCACTTGGTGATTCAAGCACCAACGCTTTTGCCGAGATGGCGTTCTCAATCGACAAGGTCACCGTGACTGCAAAGTCTCGTGCCCTCAAGGCTGAGTACACCATGGAATTGGCACAGGACCTGAAAGCTATTCATGGTCTGGATGCTGAGACTGAACTCTCAAACATTCTTTCAACGGAAATTCTCGCGGAAATCAACCGTGAAGTAGTCCGTACAATCTATCGCTCCGCTGTTGCTGGCGCTCAGTATGGCGTCACGACTCCTGGCACCTTCGATCTTGACACTGATTCCAATGGCCGTTGGTCAGTTGAAAAGTTCAAGGGTATGGTGTTCCAGATCGAGCGTGAGTGCAACGCAATTGCCAAGGCAACCCGTCGCGGCAAGGGCAACATCATCATCGTTTCGTCCGATGTTGCTTCTGCACTTTCGATGGCTGGCGTTCTTGATTACACGCCTGCCCTCCAGGTCAACCTCAATGTTGACGACACCGGCAACACTTTCGCTGGTGTAATGCATGGTCGGATCAAGGTTTATATCGATCCGTACTTTGGCGGTTCTTCAAACGGTGACGAGCTTTGCACCGTTGGTTACAAGGGTACGTCACCCTATGACGCTGGACTTTTCTACTGCCCATACGTTCCGCTGCAAATGGTTCGTGCGGTTGGTCAGGATAACTTCCAGCCAAAAATCGGCTTCAAAACCCGCTATGGAATGGTAGCAAATCCGTTTGCCACCGCTCGTGGTGACGGTACCGTTGGTGAGCGTAACACTGCACTGGACGCCAACATTTATTACAGGATTTTCCGAGTACGCAACCTTACGTAAGTTTGGTGCCATAAGAAAATTAATTAATAACTGGGGGGGCCTTTCCGGCCCCCCTTTTTCATTTCGATAAATACTACATGATCACTATCAAACGTATCGAACTGGTCACGCTGGACATCGTTTATTTCATGCCTGACTACCAGCACGTTCTACAGGAATTTATCTGGCGGTTTGAGGATCATGTACCAGAAATTCCACGGGTGCATAAATTTTTAAATTTCTGGAAAGATAATATCGAAGCCGTGATCCACGAGGTCATTGTTTGTTCATCAAACAAGCATGGATTTCAAAAAGGAATATTACTTTGACCA